CAAGTTTTGCTGGGACATATACTGTCAATGGTACCGGGGGAATAGATAGTGTGGCAATCACAAATGCAGGATCTGGCTACACCTCTGCTCCAACAATAGTTATTTCTGGACAGGCTGGAGTCACTACAATATCAGATGACAAGCCAACTTCAGGGCTTTGGCAGACTGGTCCTCCAAGAACTTGGACTAATGTGTCCCAAACAAGTACATCGGGGTCTGGTTCTGGGGCATTATTTACAGTTGATAGTATAGATGAAGATTATTTAGGGACAGTAACCATAACAAATGGAGGTTCGGGGTATGCAGTTAGTGACACCATCCTATTAACAGATCCGGGCAGTACATCGTACACCGCAACGCTTACAGTAAGTGCCACCACGAGTGGGGTTATTACAGCAGGTGCTACTGGTACAATAACAACAGCATCGGCTGGAGCATCTATAACAATAAAAAGAACCAGGAGATATGGTAATGAAAATGCTTCTACCTCATCTCTTGTCCTGGAAGCCTCCTCCTGGATATTTGATTTATGGGGAGAGAATTTAATAGGAATGAGTACAGCAGATGGAAGGATATTCCAATGGGACCCAACCACAACAAGTCCAACCAGTGTTAAGGCAGTTGTAATTGCAAATGCACCAATTGATAATTCTGCAATCTTGGTATCTAAACAGAGACATTTATTTGCTTTTGGTGCAGGTGGCAACAAGAGAAAGATCCAATGGTCCCATGCTGAATCAGAAACAACATGGGGAGCCACCGCAACCAATCAGGCAGGAAGTTTTGAGATAGATTCATCTGGTGAAATATTGGGTGGTAAGACAGTTGGTGACAGGATTCTAGTGTGGACTTCAACGGATCTTCATGCAGTGGACTGGGTGGGAATGCCTTATGTTTATGGTAGGAAAAAGATCGGTGATGCTTGTGGTGCAATTTCAAACCGGGCAATGATCTCAGTAGGAGACAGGGCCTTCTGGATGTCTCAAGGTGGATTCTTTCAGTATCAGGGTTCAGTTCAACCTCTGAAGTGTGATGTTCAGGATCACATATTTAAAGATATTAACCGAGTCCAGGATTCAAAAATATATGCATCCATGAATCCAGAGTTTTTTGAGGTTACTTGGTGGTATGCATCTTCCACCTCAGATGAAATATTAAAGTATGCAACCTATAATTATGCAGAAGGTTGGTGGTCAACTGGGGAGTTGGCAAGAACAGCATTTGCATCTGGATCACCAGGCGTTTATGACAATCCAATTGGTATTGCAGATGATGGAGTAGTATATGAGCACGAAATCACAGTATCTGCTGGAAAAAGAACTACAAATCAAATTGCAACAACTAATTCGGATGTCTCAGATTTTGACCGTAAATTAGTAACTGGTACAGATGCCACAAATGATGTTGGACTCTGTTTTGCGGAAGCAGTAATGGAAATTGGAGATGGAGAGAATGTTGCTAATATCACCCAACTTGTAACTGATACATCAGGAGTTGGTGACAATGGGTTGAGATTCAAATTCAAAACATCATATACTCCAAATGGAACTGAATCAACATCTTCTAATTACGATCTGGCTGCAGATGGATACACTGATGTAAGAGAACAGGGTAGGCAATTTACCTATCGGATTGAATCAGGTTTTGATCAATACTGGGAGATAGGCTCCATCAGAGCAGAAATGTCTGCCGGAGGTAGGAGATGATATTGCCACCAGTTTCACCAGAATATGATTCATCTTCTCAAGCAGTTTTTAATGACACAATAGGAAAGGCAGATGAGCAGAATTTTAAACTGGACCAGGATAACTTCTTAGCAACTGGAAGTATTTGTCTGCAGTCGGCAGATGGTACATGGTTCCAGATTACAATAAGTAATGCTGGTGTTCTGGGAACATCAGAATTATTATCAACCGGAGCAAATGCAAGAGTGGACTCAGAAGGTAGACCAGTAATTGCTTCAACTAACCCATACTACGTACCGTAGAGGAAACATGATCCAAAACGCATTGAATCAAGTAACAAATATACTAAGTGGCAAACCTAAAGACCTAACCAAAACATCTACTTCTGGTTCAGCAGCAGGTGAAGCTGCAGGTTCAGAGTGGTTAGGTTGGCAAAAAGACAAAATGGATGCTGGTGCCCCAGTTTATGCCGGGCCTAACCCTTATGCTGGAGGTCCAAACCAGTGGCAACAAACCCAGGCAAACACTTTAGGTGGATTGCAATCTTCTTACAATTCTCCAACTGGTTGGCAAGCCCAGTATCAAAATATTGGTGCCCAGTCTCCAGACCAAGTTGCAATGATGAACAGGAGAGGTGGGGTAGGACCGGGATATACTAACCCATATGAGAGTCAAGTCGTTGATGCTTTAAAAAGAGATAGTCAAGACATGAGACAAAACATGTTCAACCAAGTTGGGGATGGTTCAAATCGTAACAATGCGTTTGGAGGAGATAGACAAGCGGTTGCAGAAGCAGTTGGTGGTGCAGAAATAAATAAAGATGTTATGGCACAATTAGCAAATGTTAGGAGTGGAGGTTACAGTAACGCAATGAATTGGTTCGGGCAAGATCAGGACAGAACTGCCAGGGCAATAGGACAAAACAATAATGCCAATCTAGCTTTTAATGATCAGACTTTAAAAGCTGGACAATATGACATAAATAATCAGATGAATTTTGCAAACGCACAAGGCCAATATGGGAATTACCAGGACAACAAAAACATGATGAGGGATAGTTGGCTTAAAGGTAACTGGGATAATCGTAATGCAAGAGAAGATCAATGGAGTCGGGATTATATGTCTGGTGTGAGTGGTACTCCCTGGCAAAAACAGAATGTTCAAACTGGTCAGGGTAAGTCTGACTTGATGAACCTGGTTGGAATGGGAATTGGTCTTGGTGGGGCTGCACTAGGTAGTGGAGGCTTTGCCAAAGGTGGAATGTTTATGTCTTAAAGGATAAATTATGGGAATGACACAAGAAGAAAGAGATATTTTCCGGCAAAAAATGCTGGATGAATATGGTACTGGATGGGAAAGTATTCTTAATGACTACGGAAGGGCAGTTAATCCTCAAGAGGGTCCTCAACATGGTGCTTTAGTCCCAGGTGCAATGCCTTTTGATCCAACAACATTTAGGGCCGATAATCCTTTATCCTTATTGAGTAGTATAGAAGATATTCAGTTATCATTAGGGGAACAAGAGGTAGAACAAAATGCGATTTTCAATAAATTACAATCAATGGACCCAGAGGGTGAAGATCTTTATGGCCCTGTTAGACCACCTATGGAGATGAGAACAGATGGAGTCCCTATAGGCCCCCAATTAAACCCGGCTTGGCAACCTCTACCACCCCAATTAAGACAAGATGGCAGACCTATGCCAGATGATTTTTCTGGAGAAAGAGAAGCATATTTACGTTCATTACAAGAATCTACACCTGACTTGGGTGGAGGTCTTTTATCTGATACTGTTCCTCCAGAAGAATCTTCTTTTGATTTGTTGAGTATGATAGGTCAGGCCCCCGATGCCATTTCTGATTGGTGGGATTCTTTATCCCAAGAAGATCAATCTGTTTATAAAAGGGAACGTGGGGCTAGAGAACCTCTAGTAGCAGATCCTGCTGAAGCTGCTGAATATGTTGCAGCCAGAAAATTAAGTGGACCACCAAGATCCTCACTATCATTATCTCCCCAAACTTCTTTTCCACAAATGAATGAACCACCTAGATTTTCTGGTTATGGGCCACGTTCTGGTGAAGGACAATTTTCTCAAGCATTCCCTGGTTCTGATCCTAATGAAGACTGGCAAAAGCAGGGATGGGATAACCAACCTGCTGGTCCACTTGCTGAAACAAGTTCTGGAGAAGGTGGGAACTGGGAATCTGACCCAAGATGGAAACAGGCTTTAGGAAGATATATGATGCAATTTGGTAATAACTTTTCACAAACAGACCCTTTTTATTTAACTAATGACAGGTAGTTATGGCACTATTAGATTTTGAACAATACCCAGATTATGCAATGAAGACCAATAAGGATGGCGAAAGGGTTAGAAAAACCTGGGCCTCTGGACCTTCACCATTATCAATGGCTTTAATGGCAGGTGGATTTGGCATGATGGGAGATGGTGCAACAGAATGGGTTGGAGGAGGAGGTAAGGTCTGGGATGATATAGGCAGGGGTGGTCTATTAGGTGTACAGGCATTTCAACAGGGTCACCAGAATTTACAGGGTCAGAGGAAGGATTTCTACACCCAGGCAAATGCACTGGAAGACCAGTTGATTCAGAACCAACAAGCCAAGAGGGACCAAGAAGAATTTACAAGAGAAAAGGACCTGAGAAAATCAATGATTACCGGGTTACCAAACCTCTTGGAGACTCTGCAAAAAACAAATATTCCAGGCATACAAAACAGAATCCCTGTCCTGATGGCACAAGCTCAGTCTGGTGATGTGAAAGGTGCATACCAGTCTGCAACTAATCTTAATTCTCAACTTGCAAAAGTTACTAAAGGAGAACCTTATGTATTAGATCTGGGGGATGGACAGAAAGTAGTTGTCCAGAAAGACTCTGCAGGGGGATACCATACTGGGGCATCACTAGCAAAAACTGATTCTTCCTTATTTGGTGGAACTATGAAGGGGAAGTCATTAGGTATTATGCTAAAAGCAATGCAGGGGAAAAATGGGTTAACTGTAAATTCCCCAGAAGTTATTGCTGCTTATGAGGTATTAGGGCAACCAACATGGACAACTAAATTCGATAAAGATTCTGGTAAGTATTTTAGGACCCAAGTAGCAGGTATTGTCCCACCATCTATTAAAACATTTATGGGGGGAGGGGGTACATCCCCAAGCAATGAAGACCCTATAGAAATACTTACGAAACAGTTAAAAATACCTGAAGGACAAAGCAAAGCAGCAGGTTATGGTAACCGGATGCAGAAAGCAATGTTTGAAATGGATGAACTGATGGCAGAAGGTTATAGACCAAGTAGAATTGTTTTAGAATACGTTAAGATGGGAGCACCTGAGACTAAACTAGGAAGAGGAGAGAAAGAAATATATCGTGCTCAGATGTCTCCAGATGACAGGAAATATGCCAGAGCAGTTCAGGACTGGTTAAGAGCAAAACTAAGGAAAGAGTCTGGTGCAGTAATTGGAGTAGCAGAGGCATCAGAAGAGCTTGAAGCATTTTTTAATGTTCTTGTACCCGGAGCACCTAGTTCATCTAATGATATATATGAGACATTTAGGAACAGTAGGATCACTGCACTTGAATCTATGATTGGAGAAGCAGGACCTGCATGGAATAGATGGGAAGATCTTGGGTATTCAAAACAACCAAGAAGTTCAAAATACTTCTATGGGAAGTCACCCTTCCAAAAGAAGGTACTCACAAAAGCAGAGAAAATTAAGAAGAGGTTTAAGAAATGAATAAAAGAGATATCTTAGACACATACATGGGACTGAAGGATGATGGTCTCACGCATCAGGAAATTGAAGCTGCATTTTTAGATCCAGAGAATACAGGTGGTGATCCAATTAACATCAACTTGGAACTAAAGCAACTAAGGAGTCTTGACCCTGAACAGATGCTGGAGATGACTGATGATGCGTTTACAGAATCTGATATTGATGTTGGAAGAAAAGTCTGGGATGTATCTCAGCAAGCATTGCAGGGCATGTCATTTGGTTTTGCTGATGAGATTGAAGCAAGACTGAGATCACTTGCAAAAGATACTAACTATGAGGATGAGATTGAAGATGTCCGGGCAGAGATAGAATCCTTCAGGAAAGAGAATCCTGGTATGGCATTCACTGCAGAGATGGCAGGTGCATTTCTTATTCCGGGATTTGCCACTACTAAGCTGATTCAGATGGCACCAAAACTGGGACAGTTTGAAAAGGGTCAGAAACTCTTTAATGCAATGAAGCGAGCAATTGTTGGGGCAGGGGCCGGGACAGTTGAGGGTGGACTCTATGGTGCAGGTGTCTCAGAAGAAGGTGAGAGAATGGAGGGGGCACAAGAAGGTGCATTCTGGGGTAGCATAATGGGTGCAGGGCTAGGACCAACTCTTGGGTGGTTTGCTGATGCCATTGCCGGAAAACTCTCTTCTAAAGTAGGGCAGAAGGGTGATGAGATGGTTGATGTTGATGGTAATGTAGTTATTGAGTCAGGGAAACCATCTGCCACTAAGGAAGCAAAAGACCTGATGATTCGGGCAGCTCAGATTGATGATGTTGGTGGACTAAAAAAGATGCAGGGTACACTTGATGAGTATATTAAATCAATGCCGGAAGTCCTTAAAAAAATGACATTTGCACAACTGTATCCAGAGGGTGGTTTTGGACAGGGACTTGCAGAACTGATAGCAAAAACTCCAGGCAGAGGTATGGCAGCCTCCAGGAAGATTTATGATACCATATCGGAGGAATTACCTGGTAGAGCAAGAGACCTGATCAAGAAAACACTTGGGCCAAGAGTCGCAAATACAGATGCATTTAAGGATTTCTTATGGGCCAGAGCAACTAAAAAAGCCAGACCATTTTATGATAAAGCAGAAAAAGAATTAGTGGATGTCCCGGATCTTATTGCACATGTAAAACGACTGATGGGACCTGACAAGAATCCAGACACTGTTGGCAAATTGGTCAGAGAAGTTCTTGCAACAACTAAATTGGATCTGCCCAGGAAAATGAAAAAAAAGGGGATTGATGCTCCAAACTGGGGCAAGTCCGGTCCATACAATAACTCACCAATATTCCACTGGGATCTATTCAAACAAGAACTTGATACAGTAATAAAAAGAGCATCAAAAGACAAAAGTATGTCAGGTGGCAACTTGGATGATTTAAAAGGGTTGTACTCTGACATCACAAAAACAGTTGGTGACCTTAATCCAGACTATAAAAAAGCAACTGGGATTCATGTATCCAAGCATAAATACATAAAAGCATTTGAAGATGGGTTGAGTGCACATAAGGATAAGTCAATTACTCCAGAATTTATGAAGTCTGAACTTCAAAAACTCAGTGGTTCTTCAGATGAAATGATGTACCGAATGGGATATGCATTTGGTATGTACCAGAAAGTCCTGACTAAAAGTTCCAAGACAGGTAGAGATCCAAAAGCATCATTAGGATTATTTGCTGAAGATCAAGCAGATAAAATAAGGGCACTGTTTAAAAATGAAAAGATTGCAGACCAGTTCCTGGAAAAAATTCATGTCCTGTCTGAGGCATCTGCATCTGCAAATAAGTTCAGGTATGGTTCCCCAACTTATCCACTCACTGCAATGGGAGAAATGGTTGAGGGTATGGACCAACCTGGTCTAATCAAACAGACAATAGATGCAGTGAAAGACTGGGGTGGTTCTAAAAAGGGTCTTGATGATATGATGGACAGTCCTGTTCAGAAAAGATTGGATGCATCTTCTGCAATGATGACCAAACAGGGTCCTGAAGAAATGCAGAGGATTCTGGATAGTTTGAGGGCAAGAGACCTAGAAAAATTGAGAAGGGGATCTGGTACTATGGGTGCAGGTTATCCTGCAGGTGCAACTGGTGCAATGACTCCATTATATGCTGGTGAAGATAAACAGTGGACTCCAGGGTATGATGAGGAGGAAAAGCGAATCAGAAGAGGAATTTTATCTGGTCCGATGGACCTCCCCAGCAAGATGTACAGGGGAATGTCAAGTCTCCTGAATTAGTACAAAACTCTTAACCCCCTCCAAGTTGGACCATCCCAACCCCATCCAGATGGTTCTCTTTTAGGAGTATCATCTTTATAATAATTGTGGTCCCACTGATATCTCAGGGATTCTTTTAACTTCTTCCCCCACTCTGCAAATTCTGCCTTAGTAATTCTTTTAGGACTACCCCCCACAAGAGTACAAGTGGGGCATGTTCCATTAACTACTGGACACCCCTCAATCCTTTTACAGACTACTTTATACTCCTGAGAGTGGTCTTGCCCCATCAAAATAAATGGAGCAGTGAGGAGGGTTATAAGGATGATTAGGTGTTTCATACTTCCTCCTTTTCTTTTTTGATTAAATCTAAACAGGCTTTTTCAACCCACGATTTCAGTAAAACTCTTGACTCTCTTTTCTCCAAATGCTCCAATATTTTAGCATGAACTTCAGGGGATATTCTGATTTGTTTTCTCATGATTCTCTCTCCTTATAGATTGATTGATTTAGCTAACTCAATTGCTGAGTTGTCTGTTACACCTAAATAAGCAGAAGTAGCAGTGACACTACTCTGTCCAAGTAATCTTCTTACTGCATCAACGTCATGAGTCTCCTGATAGATTGCAGTTGCTTTTGACTTCCTCATACTATGAGTGGAATACTCTGAGACATCTTCCAATCCTAGCTGCTTCATCCAACTCTTAACAATCCTTCCATACTGTTGACCAGAAATGGGTTGTTTAGTGTAGTTGGATTTTCTCCCCTCAAATACAAAATCATCTTGGGATTTATCACTGAGATGTTTTGCTATAGCAATCTTAGAATTGTCCATAATGGGCATTGCTAGTGTACGTTTCTTAGTCTTAATCTGTTTGACTGAAACACTTTCTTTAACAGTCCCTGAAGGATTCAGAACATCAGATACTTTTAAACTTCTGAGATCAGAGCTCCTTAACATCAAATCAATTCCTAGATTGAGCAATAATTCATGAAGGGGAATCCCCTTTACTATCTTCCTTAATTTCTCAATCTGTTTTCTTTCTAGTGGTTTTTTCCCCATTTCTCTCCTTATTTATTAGAGTTTAAGTAAATTTCAAATGCTTCTTCTTCAGCAAGATCATTCAAAAGGATGTATCCTTTATCAACACAAAATGTTCTTGCACTTCTCACTTTCCCCTCCATTTTAAATAACTTTTCTCTATCACAATGAAGGATACTATATCCACCTAATTTGTTTTCATCATCCAAAAAAAGAACTTTTTTTAATAATTTCTTGAGTTCTTTTTTCTTTAAAGTGATCAAAATAACTTCATTGAATAAGTCTTCATCACTCCATTCAACTATCCCATTGCTCCCCTCACTAGTTTCTAAATCATGATGCTCACACAATTCTCCCCAATTATATTTAGGGAGATTTTTTAGAAAATTTTTTATAAAATTCTCACTTTTATCATCTCCATTATAAGCAACATAATTGTCATGCTCATTTTTCTTATTATCAAAATTGAGATAAGTTATTTCTAATCCTCCTCCATATGCACTATCATGAACAAATGCAATTCTGTTTTTTCCATGATAAATATCAGCATTTACTCCTGTTCCATCATGTCCTCTGAAAGTTTCAAGATTCTTAATTTTGAATTCAGAGTCAAGAATCATCTTTTTTCCTTCTAAGTAGGGATTTATTTCCTCTACTTTAAAGTCAGAACCATTAATTACTTCTTCTTCTGTAGAATCATCATCTATATATAATGTTAATCCTGAACTTTTTACTTGCATGGATTCAGGTGCTTTTTTTACTTTTTTATTCATTGAAACTTTAATCATTCCCATTTTTTCTCTCCTGGTAGGTTAACTTAAATACCATCATTATTGATGGTGACTAATGATAGCCATTTGTCATTATATTGTCAAGTTTTATTTTCAGAATTATTTTAAGGAAGGGGCAAAAGATGGGGTTTATCCAACAATAACAATCAATTATGTGGTAAAATTATTTTAATAATAATTGAAAGTTTTTTAATGGACTAGGGATTGCATTCATAATTTCTTCTCTATAGACACTATAGACAGTCCTTAGTGTCTATACTATTTCCATCTAAATGAAAATAAAACTTGACAGAATGTCTGAAACTCTATATTATTTATCAAACTGTAAGAAAACAGTAAGTTAGGACTAAGTTCAAAAAATGCAAAACTGAACTTAAATATATAACACATATATATGGAGGAGATAAATGAGTAATTTAAGGCACCGTCTAAAAAGGTCGGGTGTCACACTAAAAGATGTGAGTGAGGAAATTGGAATTGCCGAGTCAACTATCTGTCACGTACTTAATGAAGCTCTGAGCAGCAAGATTAAATACGGTGCAGAGAAGATGATTCGGGAACGGATTGCGGAATTCACTGCTTCTGAAGCAGCAACAGTTTCGCAATAGCACCTCTGGAGAGGTGTTTTTTCGGACATTGATGTCCGATTATTGTGGGTCCCGTCTAGCTGAGTCAGATGGGACCTTAATTTATAATATATAATAAGGAGCAAGTATATGAGTGATACGTATCAAGTATCAGGTGAAATAATAGAGATTTATGATGTAAAAATAATCTCTGACACCTTTAAGAAGAGGGAGTTTATCCTCAAGCACGCACCGAATCCTGAGTACCCGGATTTCCTCAAACTTGAGGTTGTGCAAAACAAAACAGACCTTTTAGATAAGTATAACGTTGGTGATAATGTTGATGTTGACATTAATCTGAAAGGGAAGAAATGGGAGAAAGGTAAGGAATCCGGTTACTTCAACTCTCTTCAAGCTTGGAGAATCCAACCTGCATCTAAGGATGATGAACCCTGGTAAATTCTATGATCCCACATTAGTTTCGACTGGTGTGGGTTTTTTATTGGGAGAGATATAAATGACACATCTTGATCTATTTAGTGGAATTGGAGGTTTTGCTCTTGCTGCAAGATGGGCAGGAATTGAGACTGTACAATTTGTTGAATATGAACCGTATGCTCAGAAAGTATTAGCCAAAAACTTTCCGGATGTACCAATAGCAGGAGACATTTTTGAATTCGATGCAACAAAATTTTTGGGGGTTGGACTCGTCACTGGAGGATTTCCATGCCAACCATTTAGCGTCGCCGGGAAACAGCTCGGCAATAAAGATGACAGAGCAATCTGGCCACAAATGCTTAGAGTTATACGAGAAGCGAGGCCCACTTGGGTTATTGGTGAAAACGTGTCTGGAATCATCCAGATGGAACTCGACAACGTGCTTTCTGACTTGGAAGGAGAAGGTTACACCACTCAAACGCTTGTTATTCCAGCTGCGGGCGTTGACGCCAAACATAGACGTGAACGAGTCTGGATTCTTGCCCACACCACTGGCACAAGAAGGTCCGGGGGGGAAGGATGTATGGAAACTGACGGATGTAATTTGCGGGAAGAAGTACAAACACGATTGGGAACCTCAGAAGATCTGGCCAACTCCAACTCAGGACTCTGCAACCGAGAGAACCAAGAAATATTCACAGGGGGGAACACCACTAACAATGGCAGTGAAGATGTGGCCAACTCCATGTGCAAGCGACAATCGGGACAGGGGGAATATGTCAAATCCTTCAATTCAGAGAAGAATAAAGAAGGGGAAGCAGGTTATGTTAAGTCAAACAGTGGACCCGTCCTCTGGCTCCCTGAACCCGATGTGGGTAGAGTGGCTAATGGGGTACCCAGTAGGGTGGACAGACTTAAAGGATTAGGCAATGCAATTGTGCCTCAAGTTGCATTTGAGATTATGAGGCATATGAAGATTTAGTAAATAATAAGGAGAGAGAATATGGATCAGTATGAAGGAAAGTTAATTCCAGACATGGAATTTCGGAAGTATTTAGATCTTCCAGGTTATCTGCATAGTTCAGAGTTGAAACTGTTGCAGCAGTCTGTCAATCACTGGTTAAGTAAAAGTGACTACCCTGAGACTAAAGCACTACTGCTTGGTTCTCTTGGTCACACAATGGTTTTAGAAATGGATAAGTTGACAGAGCGTTACTTAGTGATGCCAAAAGTTGATGCAAGAACAAAAAATGGGAAAGAGCAGAAATTATTAGCTCAGGAACAAGCCAATTCAGAAGGTAAAACTCTGATTAGTCAGGAGGATTTTACTCAAGCATTAGGGTGGCGAGAAAACATCCTAAAGAACCCAGTTACTTCAAATGTTTTCCAGAAATCTAAGGGAGAAAATGAAGTTTCAGGTTTTTTTAAGCACCCTGATTTTGATAACATTAAGGGAGCATTTAGAGTTGATAAATTATTGTACGAGCAGAGGATTGCAATCGACTTAAAAATCATGTTATCTGCACACCCATTTGCATTCATGTCAGCAGTTAAAAAGTTCCAGTATGATATACAAGCAGCATGGTATATTGATGGGTTAAAAGCTATTACTGGGGATGATTTTGACTTCATTTTTGTTGTGTGTGAGAAGTCAAATCCTCACAATGTTCAGGCATATCGATTGTCTGAGAAGACCCTAGAGAATGCTAGGGATAATATAAGAACTATAATTAAGAGGTATAATACCTACAAAAGCGCTGATAAAAATCAGCAGAATCGGCTAGTTGGGTACTATGACGGTATCCAGACACTCGATATTAAATACTATTAAATGGAGAGAATATAATGGAAGAAATTACAACTAATATACACATGGATGGTGAGATTAAAAATGTTTTATCATCACTTTTTAAGGCAAAAGGAGAGCTAAAAACTTCAATTACACCCGGGGGTAAAAACCCTTACTTTAAGTCTGATTATATCACGTTAGATGACCTTCTTAAAAAGGTAGATCCAGTGTGCCAAAAATACGGATTGGGTATTTTACAATTTCCCACTGGTGTTGGATTAGTAACACTACTATACCATGAAAAAAGTGGTGAATACATTAGTTCTTACTATGAACTTTTGCTGGACAATCAGAATGCCCAAGGCGTTGGGTCCGCTTTAACTTATGCAAAACGCCAAACTGTTCAGGCTATTTTTGGACTAAGCGCAGGGAAAGAAGAGGATGACGATGGTCATAAAGCATCCCATGAGGAGCAGAAGTTTGAAGAGGAGAATCCAGTTCAGGGAAAAGTTGACAACTCAAATGCATTCCAGATTGCAAAAGTTGCACTTCAGGAGATTAACTCTCTGGAGGGTCTGAAGGTTTGGAAGGAAGCACAACCTGAAATCATCAGGAATAATAGTAAAGTTGGGGAGCTATTTAAAGCTAAAATGGCAGAGCTCAAATTGGCAGAATAAGTGACCCCCTATAATATATATATACTATAGGGTTATAACATAACTTAAATATATCTAGTTAATTAATAGTAAAAAGAGGGGAAAAATGACTAAGAAATCAAGACTGGAAATACCTTCAGCAGAAGAAATAATCAGTCAAACAAAAGTACCACAAGAATTAGCCCATTTACCATGTTTTCAAGAAACGTGGGCCGATTGGGTATCTTACAAACAAGAAGAGGCAATGGATGATCGTTCAGGGGGAGTAATGAAACCCTGGAGGACAGTCCAAGCAGCTCAGAGGGAGATGACTCACATTAAGAACCAGTTGAGTCTTGGTAGGGATGTTGTTCATGTTATTGCTGAATCCATGAGGAACCAATGGATTGGCATTCGGTTTGATTTGATATCAGACAGGACAGGGAATGCAGTGATGCCTAAAACAAGAGATCAAATCTCTGCACTAGACCTGGAATGGTCAAAACTAAACCAGTCTAATCAACTTAATTAATAGATGCAGGGAACAATTGAAATTCCGTTATCTCTCAAGACTTTCCTTCAGGAAAAGCTTATGGAACATGAGAAGAAAACGGGGTTTCATATTACAATTACCAATTTCACTTGCTTAGCAATTCAGGAGAAAATGGAGAAACAATTCACGAGAATACGATGAATTTGGGACATCCTGCAGATGGTAGAACTCAGGCTATACGCAAAGTAGTACATCTAATTGACGGATGTCCCATTGCATAAAAAATGCGAGCAGTGTGGTGCACAATTTGACACGCAATTTTCAACAGTTCAGAAATACTGTTCCAAAAGATGTAAAGACAAAATGGCTTGGCTCAGAGCAAAAAAGGCCGGGAAGATTAGGAGTAAAAAAGGAGGCTATAACAGGAGCACTTACATTAGCCTGTTCCTGAATGCAAGACAGTCAGATCAGACCGCACCATGTCACTACTGTAACGCTAGGATTACACCTGATAATTTTGTTCTAGATCATAAGGTGCCAATAAGTTCTCTGAGTACCAGGGAACAGATAATGGACCCTACTAATTTGGTGGTTTGTTGCAGAAGTTGCAACATTTCTAAGGGTACAAAATCATATGAAGACTTCATAAAACAGAGAGAGAATCATGGATAAAAAAGAAGAAATGCATGAAGCAACAAAAGGTGAACATATTACTACATATAATCTAGAGTTAGATGATATAAAACATCTGATTCAATTAGAGACACAATTTGAAAAAGGATGGATTTCTGATGTAAAAGAAGAAAGGATCAAGGCAATTGAATGGGGATTGAAAGTACAACAACTGGAGATACTGCAGGATATCAGTAATGCATTAAGTGATATTCGTAGTGCTATATATGATGCGAATGGAGATGTAACTTTTCAATAGGATTATTGCAACAATAAAAGGAACCTCATGGATGAGACAAAATACGGAGTGCTACTAAAAGCACTGAAAGCATGTGAAAAAAACTACCACTCACATGTAAGGGAATTCGGGAAGCTCGACAAAACAGATATATCGTTTTGGGCAGATCAACTCTCAGATTTTACACCAGAAAGACTGGAAAGATCATTTTCAGAACATATCAAAACCTCATCATTCTTCCCAACTGTAAAGGACATCCGGGAAGGTACTCCAGAGAACCCAAAACGCAAACCATGTGAAGATCATAAGTATCTGGACTCACTGAATCAATCTAGGCTACTGACAGGTCCAGAGAGAGCTAAAATGGGTATGCCTGATAGGATGAAAGAGATATTCCATAAGTTGCAACAGGAGGTGGCAAATGCTAACCATTGATCTCCCATTTCCGGTCTCAGCCAATTCTTACTGGCAAATTACCGGAAGACGATTAATCAAGACTAAACGTGCCAGGGCATACATATCAGAAGTTGTCCTTTACTGGCTAGCAGCTAAAGTTAAGGGTGCTAGAGCATTTGGTGAGGATGAAACTTTAGCCATGTCAATTGCAGTCCATTACCCAGTGAGGAAAGGGCCTGACTGCGACATCGATAATTTGAGCAAAGTCCTGATAGATTCAATGGAGACTGCTGGTATTTATCAGAATGACAACCAGATTCGCTTCATCCAGATCTCCAGGGAAGAAGCAAAAGATAAGACGATTGGAGGAGTCAGGGTGAACATTAAAGCCTGTCCTCATGAAATGCAATTGAATGACAAGAACTTCAGGGTGGAGGAGATTCACAATGCCTGAAATATGGGAACTAATGATGACTGTTCTAGGCATATACCTCCTGGGGGTATTGAGTGGAATAACAGGACTTGGGATATTGATATATTTCTACCTGAAACCAGGGGATAAACTAACAATTAAAAGAGATTAAGGGGGCAATATTTCCGGTACACCAATCAGAAGAGCAAGAAGAGCAAGAGAAGTCAGGATGTTTGATGATCCAGCATTTTGGGACAAGATATTCGATGGATATTCCGAATTCGGGTCACTACCCAAAATGGCAAAAGAGATAGAAGTACCCTACAAGAAACTGTACCACAAGATCACCACAACACCAGAGTTGAAAGAAAGATATGTTGAAGCCAGGGAGGCTTATGCAGAGATGACTGTTGACGAAATTAAGAGCATCAATGACCAATTACAGGTGGGACATTTGGACCCAGTTACAGCAAAAACACTTATCAATTCTAAGCAGTGGATAATTGAAAAATACTCCCCCATCAGTTACGGCCCTAGACAGACCATAGATATGCAGGTAACAGATGCAACTCAACTACATCTGGAGGCATTGAGGAAGCAGATGCAAATAAAAGATGTAACACCAAAACAGAAAGAGATTGAGTGATAAGACTCCATATGACTGTACACCAATTAGATACTCTTGATGACATTCTGGACCTGGTTCCTGATCTGCCTGATGAGTATAAAAGGGGTATTGATATGGACTCTGTCTCTGCAATTCAACAGTTGATATTCTACAAACTGGAAGACCGAAAGGGAAAGAATGGGAAAATGGGCAGGATATAGACATCCATTTAAAAGCTTCATCATTAACCCGAAAGAGACGGTGGCTAAAGATGATCTCAGGGAGGAAGTTAAACAGGCAACTGTAAAGTATCTGGAAGATGGGAATGCTATAGAACATATCCCGGATGGGCCTGCAGCAAAAACACCGTCAGTTGGATTGACAGATTGGGGTTGGGAGATTAATTCGGGTATGGGAGATATTTATGAGGAAGCAGATCAATTGACTAACCTGGAGACACAATGGTCAGCACAACTTTCAGAGGGTGATCTATAAATAATGAGCCTATATATACTAATAGTATATATATAGTAAGGATCTAAAGAATAAGAGGGTAAAGATAAGGGGTACTATAGAGGGGGAAAGTATTAGTGGAAGTATAAGATGAACTACTATTAGAGAGTTATCTATAGAGCTTCACATGTGCATACGTGACTCAATCAGATCCCGATCAATATAATAAAGCTAATGATATCAATACCTAACAGGATAATGTTCAATAATGTAATTACTGAACATA